TTCGCCGTCATGCTGGCTGTCAGGTGAGAGACTTCGTCTGGCTCGTTGTGGGCTGTGGCCACGCCAGCACGCTTGAGGGCACGTCCGTCGTACACAGCCGACGCAACGTGGAGAATAGACTTGTGAAGGGGGTAGTCCTGCTGGCCAGCAACCAGCAGAACCTCGCACACCTCCGGCGTGGTCGCATCTTCAAGGATGCGGCTACGCTCGCAGAACCGGAAATAGCCGTCGTTGAGGTACCGGAGCAGCGCCCGGTCGCTCCACAATAGATCGACCTCGTCTGCACTCAGTGCGTCTGTCACATCACGAAGAATGGACTCGCGCAATTCCTCCAGCATCTCTGAGACTATCACCGGCTCGCTCCATGGTTACTTCTTGTTTCGGATAATAGTGTACATGAAGCGCGGCTGTTCCTCATAACCCTGCACACGGCCAGACTGGTCGGTGGTGGGCCGGGTAGCCACAGCATTATCCAGAACGTCCAGAAGGAACTCAGGTACGTCCACCTCATGGCCCGGCTTCAACAGGTAGCCACGGCCGTTGTGGCCGATGTGCAGGCCGCTCGGAGGGATGTCCTTGTTGTGCGCCAGCTTAATGCGCACCTTCTTGACTTCTTCCTTCTTCTTGGCTGCAGGCTTCTTGGCCGCAGGCTTCTTGGGTTCGGTGGAACCGGAACTCGCCTGTTGAACCCCGTTGTTCTGCTCTGTGTCGCCAGAGCCGTCGCCAAACACGCCTTCAATGCCTTTGTTTTCTTCAGTCATCGTTCATCGCCTCGTCGAATGCTGAGTCAAATGAGACTTTCTCCATCTCATCCTCACCGGAAATTTTGGCCAATACCTTCTGCATGACCTTCATGGCTTTCTCGGGAGAATCACTGAGGACTTCCTTGGAGGGGTCTTCCCACTTGGCGTCATCCTCGCGGTTCTTCCGGTCGATCTCCGGGTCATCGTATCGGATGATGTACCCGTTCTCCGCCTTACGGATGTTTACCGATACATCCATCATTACCTCCGGTACTGGGTTCGGGTTCATAAGAAAGCGCCCCCTCCGTAGAGGGGGCTCCCAGTTACGCGGTGGCGGCTACTTCTGCCCGGACGAGGAACGCGTCCTGCAGAATCACCGTGGCGTTCCAAGTCTTCCAGCCAGCGGTACCACGCTGGGCCAGCGGATCGACGTTGGTCGGCTGCGGGTTAACCACCATCACCTGAACCGAGTCGCGGCCACGGAGCGGAACCACACCGTAGGCGTCGCGGGCGAGGAACAGGATCGGGTACACATCGGCGTTAGTGCCAGAGGTGGACAGCATACCGTTCTCAGCGCCACCAGCGTCGGCCCAAGACTCGAACACGGTGGAGCGGATGTAACGGACATCTTCCACAGAGCCGATCTCACCTTCCATCGCAGTCACGCTACCGCCGTACTGCTTCACGGAGATGAAGCCCGGCAGGTCACGGATGTCGTTCTCAACGTCCGGGTGACACAGCGCGATGTACGCAGCCTCGATGGGCTGGGTGTTGTAGTTCACCGTGGACTTCACGATGCTGGTGATCGGCTTGGCGTTCTGGCGCTTCAGCGAACGGGTGATCCGACGCTGGATGTTCAGGGTGATCGGGGTGTTCACCGCACCACGGGTAGCACCGTTGGCGTAGAACACGTTGGTGCCGGCCTTCAGCACGTTGAAACGCAGGGTCTCAATGGTGTGCGCAGCCTGCTCACCCAGAATGTCGGTCATCTCACGCAGGAGCGCCGGCATGTCCTCGTGGGTGTCTTCGATCACGTCGGTGAACGTAATGAAGTCGCCGTACTGGTCCAGCTCGACGGTGTAGTCCTTGCTGTCCAGCTTGGAGCCAGCAGGAGTCACACCCTCGGTCAGCGGAGTCAGGGCCTGCGGCACACTGAAGTCACCGCCAACGCCGGAGTTAGAACCGGTCGCGCCTTCCATGAAGTAGCGACGGAACTTGGCAATCTTGGTGTTGTTGCGGGGGATCGGGTACGCCTGACCGAACCGCTCCAACATCATGTACGGCATCGCCCGCTTCAGCAGGTTAGCCACGGAGTACGCCGCTTGGCGTGGGGTAATATCACCGTAAGTAGTCGTAGGCATCTCTTAAATTCCTCGTCGTCAGTAAGTCTTTACATCCCGCCTGCGGCTTCGTCGAAGGCTGCCGCAAAGTTGTCCGGGTCTGCACTGCTCGGCGGATCGCTCCGCTTCGGGCTCGGTGTCGCAGCCAATGCACGTTTCGCTGATTTGCTCGGCGGGTTACGTTTCGGCTTGCGTTCACCTTTGCTTGCTGACGAGGCTGGTACTTCTGGCGCTGCACCCGTCTTGCCTGTGGACTGCTTGTAGGTGGCGATCAACTCGTTCACCTGTTGCGCAGATCCTTTCTGGAGCACCTGTTCAAACGCGGGGCGCAAGAACTCGGGCTGCTCGTTTACCCACTCGGCCACATTCTCACGAATGTCATCGAAGTCACTGTGGACCTGCCGAATGGCGTTGAAGTGCGCTTCTACCTTCGACCGCTGAATTTCCTCAACAATCGGCGCCAACGCACTCGTTACATCTGAGTATACAACGTCTTGCATGTGACGCAACTGTGCATCACGTTTTATCTGTTCTGCTTGGGAGACCTCGGACCATTCCGACTCGTACTCGTCGATCACTTTCCGGTCGTCTTCAGACACGTAGTCCTGCCACGTTTTCTCCCGCGGGGACTTCTCTCGCGGTGTCTGCTCCTGACCTTGAGGTTGCTCACCTTGGTCTCCCTGTTGACGTTTCTCCTCCTCCTCGGCCAGACGGCGATAGGCCGCAGCCAAGGCTTCCTCGTCAATGCTGCCGTCGGCAGGCTTCCGGGCTGCCGGCTCGTCTCCGCCTTCTTCCGCGGCGGGCTCATCACCGGATTCCTCAGCGGCAGACTCGTCACCTTCTTCAGCGGTAGGCTCATCACCTTCTTCAGCGGCAGGCTCGTCACCGCCATCTTCTGCAGCAGGCTCGTCGCCTTCTTCCGCAGCTGGCTCATCGCCACCTTCCTCGGCAGGCTCGTCACCGGTCTGCTCGTCAAACGCGCCGTCATCAGGGTCGCCGCCGTCTGCTTCCGGGGCTTCTCCTACCGGGGCCTCGGCCGCACTACCAGTAGGCTCCTCGCCAGAAGCCTCGCCAAACGCGTCGTTGTACTCGTCTTCAATGCCCATTGCTCACCTCACTTGATTTCGTATGGTCCGGTGCGGATAACACGCAACAGCATATCGAGTTCGCGTACCCGCCCCTGCTTCTCGGCAACTTCCGTCATGGAGCTACAGTGTAACATCTCCTCAACGATCTCGGCTCGCCTAAGCTCAATATAATCCGAAGTCGCAGACATGCCAACAGTTGAGGATTGGCTATGTATAAGCGACTCGGCCTCACGCATCTGCGCCCGTTTCGGGTTGCTTGGCTCGTTCATCAATGTTCGCTCCAGTCTCCATCAGTTTCGACAGCGCCTGTACGGACGTGGCGTCCGCGCTGTCCAGATTCTTCTTGCCTTGGGCCAGATCCTTCAGCAGCTCACCGCGCATGGCTCGTTTCTCCATATCCCACGCTTCTTCCTCACGGCGACGCATTTGCTCGGCCCGGCGTGCGCGTTCTTCCTTGCGACGTTCGACTTCTTGTTCGGAGGCTTTAATGTCCTCGAACGGGATGTCCCGCGCCTGCAGTTTCTGCTTCAGTATCTTCTCATCGTCGAGGTAGATCCGTTCTTCCTCGGTTAACGTGTTTGACAAGTTATCCAGCTGGAAGGCCCGGACCTCCTTGGCAATCAGGCTGGTCGCGCCCTTGGCCACCGGTCGCATGTCGCCCATCATCGAGAGTTCTTCGTTGAACAGCTTGTTCCACGCCACCATCGAGTTAATGACGCTGACCGTGAACTTGTCGAAGCTGCGGACGATGTCACGAAACGGCAGGGCAGCGTTACCCATAATCATGGACGCCCCACCACTGGTCCGCAGGGCCTCGCCCGGGGTGTTCTCCGGCATGTTCTCCTGCGACACAAACGTCTCTACATCAGCAAAGTTCATAAACTGGGACTGGACCTGCAGCAGCTCGTTCAGGTGGCTGTCGAAGCTGATACTGTTGATCGCCCGGTGTCCGCTCGGGTTGTTCTTCGAGTCGGTGTAGTAGTTACGGAAAGGGCCGATGGTCTTGTAGTCCTGCCCATCCACCAGTTTCGACATGTCGATCTCAAGGTTCGGGCCGCAGGTGACCGACGCGTTGTCGATCATCATACGGGCTGTGGAAGATACCGCCATCTGGCTGTCACGCATGACCTCGGCCATGGAGCCACCACACAGGGCCGGGACACTGTCGTCGAACACGAACTGGTGGTACACCGCTGCGTGCTGTGGCAGCGGGTCGATCTCCACCTTGATAACCACGTCATCAATGAACCACACCACGGCGCGGGTGACTGACCCGTCGTCCGGCTCCGGTTCCTTCTTCTGCGGCTCCTCGTCGAACGCATCCTCGACGATGTCTTCCCGTTGGTCCTCCGGCAACTCTCCGGGGTCACCGAACGATACACCGATGTCCTTCAGGAGTTTGGTGCTGACCGAGCCCCACCACTCCGTGACACGGTACTTGTTGCTGCGCTGGACCACTTCCCGCCGCTCATTCAACGTGTCCAGATCCTGCTCGTGGTTGGCTGGCTCATAGTTGCCGTCCGGGTTCTCGCGCAGGTACGTCTTGATCTGCTCGCCAAGGTAGTCCTCGCGGCGGGCCAGCGCCTGCAGATGGTGCTTAGCGTAGACGTGATCCTCGAACTGCCCGTCCATCTGAGTGAACGTCTTGGCCTGCATGTCCGGGTAGTAGTCCCACACCGGTACGAACTCAAAGTATGGGCGGAACCCGCTGTACGTCTCGATCTTGGGACGGGCGCCGGGAACCACGACCGGGCGGGAGTATTCGTACTCGACGGTCATCGGACCCTTCAGGACCCCGACGTTGTAGATCGCTGCGGAGATAATGACCTGACGGCACAAGGCAACAAAATCATCGCTGTCGGTCTCTGTGGCGCCACCCATGGAGTCGGACAGCTGGTCCTCGATGTGCAGCTCCAGCTCCTGCGCAGCCTTGCGAGCGAACTCGCGGACCACCATGTCAAGTTCTTCTTCGGTGACCTCGCCATCCGGGTTGCTGGCCAGCCATTCGTCGAACGCAAAATCCAACTCGTCCTGCGACAAGTTGGGTACCTTCGAGGGTTGGATCGCCCAACTCTTGTCCCCCTGTGGGAACAGGAGGTTCATCAGGCGGGCGACAATGGTCATCAGTTTGGTGCGGGTGATCTTCGGGTACGCCCGGCTACGCTCCGGGGGAAGGTTCGCCTCGATCTCCGGGTCATACTTGCCGAGGAACTGATACAGGTTCTTGAGCCACTGTTTCTCCTGCTGGCGGCGATCCCTTTTGTACGTGGCAAACTGGTCCTTCATCTGCCGTCCCAGCTTCTGAAGGAACTCGTAATCCAGCTCGACCCCGTCCGAGGTCGTAATCACTTTCTTCTTGGCCGCCATTCTTACCACCTCGCATAATTTGTCATCTGCCCACCGTTGGCAGTGGCGATGTCAGTAAATCGCCGGCGCATCTGCGCGGCGCGTTTCAAATTGGAGAACCCCATCATCATGTACTGGTTCGCATCGTGAGGGTGTGAGTAGTCGTTCTTCTCAGGCTTCGGAGACTGCACCCCCTTGGTGTTGATTCGGTACATGTACCCGGACCGGTACCCACGGATCAGGGTCTTGCACCGGGGGTCCACCAACAAGGCCGGGCCCGCCGGCGTTAACTGAGTCAGCTGTTTCTCCACTGACCCGATCCTGTCTACCAAGCTGTTGCTGTACGCTACGTCGACCGGGAAATCCAGCTCCTCTTGGAGAATGTCCATCACCGACCGTTCGTCAGACTGGGCCCGTTGGACCATGGCCGGGTCCCCGACCAGATAGATCTCCTCGATGTGACGGAACCGGGCGTTAATCAGCGGCACCAGCATCAGCCGACAGAACCGTTGCGCCCCCATATTCTCGGAGACCAGCTCGTCGAGAGTCAGTACCCTACCATGGAGATCCATCTGACCGAAGATCGCCGACGGTGTCAGGCCGGCGTCGAAGCCAATGACCAGTGGCAGGTGCTTGTTCGCCGGGATCGGTTCCTTCGCTACGTGAACCTCGTGGTTAAAGGCCGGGTATACCGGGGCACCGGAGAGGCTGTAGCCCCATTCAACCTCGATGTACTGGCGAATCCACTCGACGGACTTACCCTCCATCAAGTTGGTGTAATAGTCCCGACCGCCGGGGAGGTTGTCCAAGTTCTCGGCGTGGTCGCTGAGGCCCGACGGCTGCTCGAAGTACCGCATGTTCGCTGGACGTTCGGACAGACCCGGGACATCCAGCCACTCGTACCACCAGTTGTCTTCGTTACCGGGGTTCGAGGCGCCCCACATGCCCCACCACGTCGGACTCCCTTCGTGCTTGGACGGGTAACGCCCGCAGCGGCCGGACAGAGCCTCTACGATGGCCTTGGGAATCTCGACAAATTCGTCGAGGATCGCGCCGGTGACCTCCAGTGACAGGACCCGGGATACGTCGTCCGGGGTATCGAGCGGGCGGAACAACACCTCGGCGTACACATCGGCGAACTCGAACACAAACATCATGCGCCCGGAGATCCACTTGCCCGCGACGCCCGGCTTGAACCATGTGAAGAACGAGTTGATCGTGGTGTCTTTCAGCTGCGGGGCGGTGTTACGGACGACCACCCACCGGGTGCGGCGAATGCCGTCCGGGCCGGGCTCTTGGAGCTGTGCGTGGAACAGGATCTTGAACAGCAGGCCGGTGGTCTTACCGGAGCCGACAGGGCCGATGATAAAATTGTAGAACGCGTCGCTCTCAATGAAGTCCGATACCGTCGCCGGTGGCGTGTACTCTATGTCCGCGCTCATTCAAACTCGCCCTCGATGGTTTCGCCATTGCGGCCTCCAAGGTTAATGTTGACAGTAAAGCCTCCGTTGCGGGACTCCCCAGCACCGGCTGGAGAATCAAACCCGGCCCACCGGACCGTGCTTTTGATAAGGTCCGCCCGGACTTTCGGGTCTGTTTCCACATCGTTCACCATCTCCCACGACCGGTTTAGGTACTGCTCGGCCTGCATCTGCGCCTTGAGTCGGAAGCTGACGCCCTCTTTCTCCAGCTCCTTGCGCATCTTGGAGACCTGCGCCATGAACTGGACGTTCTCTTTGAGCGCCATGTATTCGTGGTACTGTAGGCCGTACGCCTCGCAGATCGCGTCTGCCGACGTACCGATGGCCTCGTCCAGAACCAGCTGAGTGGTCCACTCCGGGCGGGTCTGGGTGTCAACTGGGTTAGCAGAGACAACTTGGTTCATAGTCAGTCCGTATCCCGCATAGTCAATGTACCCAACACTATAGCCCCCAACATCAGTATCAGTCCACTGGCGGCTGTTCGACGACCTTGGTCTCCGGGTAGAGTTTCTGGATCAGCTCCACCCAGTTCGCCAGACCTCGGGACCGCTCATTGCTGCGCTTCAACTCGTCCCCGCGAGAGGCGTACGCCTCCAGCAAGTAGTCCGTCCGCTCCTCGGGCGGCACCCCCTCGGGGACGCTGGGGATCGGGGCCGGCTCGTACAGGGACGCCGGGGGGACTGTAGCCACCTCGACTTCCTGCTTTACGTATTCAGTTTTGGCGCACCCAGTCATAAAGATCGTCAGGCATAGGGCAGTCCAGATAGTCTTGAACATCCTGTTGCTCCTTCAGTGATCGAAGTTCCGCGGTCATGGCCTCGCGGTCTTTGCGGATCTCGGTGTACCCGGACTGCAGGTCCTCGTACAGCCACTGCCACATCTCCAGCTGAGCCCGAGCGTTCTTGGCCGACTCTTGGCTGTCCTTCAGGTCCTGCTTCAGCTGGCGCTGTTGGGTCTCCAGCGAACTGATCTCGGCCGCCTGTGCGCTGACGGTGTTTATCAGGTACCAGAAGCTACCGCCCAGCAGGGCGATCACCGCCAAGGCGGTCACGATCTTTTGTATAGTCGTCATCGCGTTCCCTCGATTTCAGGTAGAACCCGATCACTGTTGCGAGGATGCCTATAACCCCCGTCACAATGACCCCGGAGGCGGTGTTCAGTTTGGTGATGATCTCCGGCTCCGTGGCCCGGAGGCTGACTACTGTGATGAGCCACATCGCCCACACCAGTGCCACGCGGCGGGCGAACTTGAAGTCGTCAAACAGCCGGGCCACCGCTCGCCACGCTCGCCACCACTGGTCGGATATAAACCCCATTACGGACCTCGCCATTTGACCATGGGCGCTGCCTCGAACGCGGCGTAGGTGCGGATGCGGTCGACACGGAGGCGTATCGGGTCAGGGCCAACGTACAAGAACACCCGAGCTGTAAAGGTCGCCGACGCATCTACAACCACGACTTAATCCCCCAGTGTCCCGCGCAGGGCGATGATGACCGGTGTCGGGTCAACGTGTTCGCCGTCCGGGTTGTTGATCTCAAGGTGGACGTGCTGAGTGCCGCCCCGGTCCATACTCTCCAATCGCTGGGCATGGCCTACCACGGACCCGACGAACACCGGGTCGCCGACGTTCACACACGGGGCCACATAGAACATGCGGAACTTGTATCCCTCCGCTTCGACCTCGACGTACCGGGTCTCCATGTCGCCGACATACGGGTACCCGAGCTTTGTGACGACGCCTTGTACGGGGGACCCGACCTCCGTACCCGGGACACAGACCATATCGACGCCCTCGTGCCTGTAATCCCCCCGGGGCGCAAGGTAGTGCCCACACCCTTGGCCATCACACTCACGGAAGTTCATTGCAAACAGATTCATTTCGCTACCACTCCATCAAACAGCTTGGTCGTTACAAGTCCTGTGGTGCACCTGTGGTGTGCGTACAGGGACAGCCTCGATACTTTCGGGACCAGTAACCACGGGCCAAAGGTCTGGTATCCTCGTATCCGCGTGACCACCGGCGCCTCTGGGTGCTCGTCGAACACTACCGTGACGTGCTGCTTGCCCGAGTATCCGACCACGTCCACAAATTCGCACCCGCGGACCTTATTGAACTCTCCGGCTATCCACAGGTTGTCACCCTCGGAGATCACCTCCGTAATGTGGAAGTTCTTTACCACCGGGAACACCACGGGCTCCAACTGTTTCCCCGCCGCCCATACAGCCACGACCATTGTGAAGTAGAGGGCGTACCGTGAGGCTTTGTCGAGCGGCGGACACTTACGTCGGTTCTTCTCGTGTACCCGCATCCACCGGTGGACCAAGCTGCGTAGAACCATATTCAGTTACCTGCGATGTGACGGACAGCCTTAACCAGACCCTCCCATGTCACCAGTATCGCACCGCTAACCGCGCCGATCCAAATAGCCACCCGGCGGGCCGTGGCCCAAAACCACTTAACGCGGCGGTCGGCCTCCAGCACCTCACGGATCTCACGGATCTCAGCGTCCGTAAGGGGCGGCTCATGCCCGGTAGGGCCCGGGGGGATGTATGGGCAATCTTGGTTGTTCCGCGTCGCCGTCACACCAGCTCCCGTTTACCTGTTCCGTTCCTTCACATTCACCGTCCGCCGAACCTCATATCGACGGCCGGCGTACTCGGCGCGAATTTTCATCTCGTACCGCTTGCCCGCGGCAACATCGAGGGTCGGGGGCAGGTCGCCCCGATAGATGCCCCGGTCACCGGTGTACGTCAGGCTCAGTGGCCAGCTAACGCCCGGGACCGGGGTTTCACCATCATTCTCATACAGGGTGGCCTCCGCCGTAGCGCCGGCGACCAGCCGCCCCTCGGCATCACGGAGACCCTGTATCTCAACAATGTGGTCGTTGTTCACATACAGGATGTCCATGGCATCAGTCCATAGTGAAGGTGATGTTGCCCACAGGGAAACGCAGGGTCTCGTTGGCGGCGATGGCCTTGGAGGTGCCCAGTGCTGCATGCGCGATCATGTTGCCGCCGGAGGCTGCATCGAAGATCGCAATGTGGGTCAGGGTGCCCCAGCTGCCTGTCGCTTCTGGGAAGCTCAGCTCGTTGACGTTATCGACGACGTTGTCGGTCCGCTGCCAGTCGGAGGACGCAGTGGCGATGCGGGCGTACCCGTTGCCCAAAGGCTCGGCCACACCGGTGCCAGCGTCGGTGGGGTCCGCGGTGCTCACCGCGATGTAAAGTGTCGGCTGGGCCATCGCCGCAATGCCGAACAGGTGGTCAAGGATCGCGCCTTCACCGTAATCAGACAAGCTGCTCATATCATTACCTCACAGTGGTTGTTGACCGTGCCCGCCACTGCCGGCTCTACGGCTGTCATGGCTTCACCGTAGTGTAGCACGGGGTTGTTTGCTTTGTAGACAGTTAACGCAGATCGCATCTCATAGGCTCCAATGCCGGACGTATAGCTACCTCGTGCGCGTACAGGAACCCTGCAAAAATCGACTCCCCGCCGACCGTGTCGGCGCTCAACGACGACTCCCATGTTGCAAAGTCCGCCGCCAGTGACACGTCCCGGGCACCCACGGCTGTAAAGTTCGTCAATACCCCGAGGGTCGCACCGCCGGCGCGTGCGACACCACCTGTCGCCTGTAGTTCACCGCTGGCCATCAGGGTCGCCGTGGCCGGGACGAACACCGCCGTCTCGGTCTCGGCAGTGAGCTGTCCTGCGACAGTCAGTGTCGCATCTGCCGGCCGGACCACGGCCAGCTCGGCGTTCAGACCGCCCTCGGCTGTAAAGTTTGTCGACACCACCCGGACTGCGGCCGTCTCCCCGGTCAGCGTGGCTGTGCTTTGGGCCTGTACCTGCCCGGCGGCGTCCCGTGTCGGGGTGGCGGACAGAGTAGTCTGAGCCTGCAAGGCAGCATCAGCGGCCCCGAGGATACTGACTACCCCGGCCCCGGTAAGATCAGCGGCGCCCGTAAAGCCTGCCTCGGCCGATGCCAGTACAGCCGGCTGACCACTCAGGGTGCTATGCGCCAACAGGTCTGTGGTGACTCGTTTGTCTACAGACGCGACCCCGGTGAACGCACTCTGAGCCAGAAGGTCCGCCGATACGCCGGCCCCGTACGACACACCCGCCTGCAGGTCCGATGTCGCTGTAAAGTTTGTCGACACCTCATGGGTGACCGCTGGGGCGGCCGTAAGGGTGCTCTGACTGTGTAGGGTCGCCCCGGCGCCTTCGAGGACCTGCCATTGGGCAGTGAACTGGGTTGTGCCCACCAGACTGGCACTGACGTTTACATCAACAGCCGGCGCGGCCGCCAGCGAGGAGGCGTACAGGGCAGCGAAGGCCGCCGACACCGCCTTGGATGCCTGTGCCCCAAGGGTCGCTGTACTGGTCATGGCCCCCGCCGCGTCGACGTGCGCGACCTTTGTGGCCTGCCCGGTGAGCTGGGTCGTGCTCGTCAGGGCGGCCGAGGCGGTCACGTCCACCGCGAGCGAGGCGTTCAGCGGGGCGGTGTTTAGCGCACGGGAGTTAAGCATTTATACCCCTATAGAAGAGACGTTAGTAACGACCCAGAGACAACTGGGTGGCTACGGCACTACTGGTTGCTTATTGGGCGCGATTTTGCAACCACCCGTCTGCAAGTTGCTTTGCCAATGCCCGCATTTCCTGGTGTGCCGTCACACTGGCACCACCGTTTTGGATCGCTGCCAGTTCGGCACCATAGGTCGGGTATTTGGTCTGCATGATCGCTTCAATGATGGTGTCACGGTCTGCCAGCTTA